ATTACCTGTAAGAACCTTAAAGTCAGGTATAAATCTTTTTACAGACATAAAAAACTCTCCATCTCCTCTGTAATCAACCATACCCGTCGCTTGACCTTGTCTGGTTCTAGCTGCTGTAATATCAAAATCTCCGGATTCAATAAACGCATTAATAGAAGTTGTGCCTGATGAATTAACTTGATCAGTTCCAACTTCATGAGCATAATAAGTTGAAGCTCCATATGTGTTTGTAATACCCAAGATATCTCCAAATACAGGTAGTGATGTTTTATCATATTCAGTAGCATATGGCACATCAAAGACTCCGGTATCTACATACGAAGTTCTAGCTAATGATGAAGTTGTCCAAACATTTTCTCCATAGTTATATGTAACACATCTATCAATTTGGTCTGATCCTGATTTTGGATAAAACCAATTTACTTCTCCATATAAAGTATTGTGTTCTGCATAAACTATATCTGTTGCATTATAATTTATCCCTAAATTATTTGAATTTGTTGTAAAAACAAAATCTTCAACTAAACATGGTATCGATTTAACAGTACCATCGTACATAAAAAATCCACCTTCACCTGACATCCAAAAAACAACACCATTAGAATAAGTGAGTGCATGTTGACCAATCAAACCACAATTTGTACCAACTTGTTTAACACTAAATGTAAATGGTGGACCAACAAATTGAATTACATAAGCAGAGCTATCTGTTAATACTAATGTATAATCTTTACCTGATACTGCTCCAACAATTCTATTTCCTTTATCTAATCTAAATGTACCTGCAGTATTAACTGCAGTTGGTGTATAATCATTTAAGTCTTCTTGATTTGAAAATCTTATAAACATTGGATCTTGAGTCGTAGGATCTCCAATAGTTGTTTCCGTTCCAAAATGAAATAAGTGTCTATCTCTATCAGATACTTGGGTTAATCTTGATGCAGTTGGGTTAGCTGAAGTTGAAGAACCAGATGTAGATTTAGATGCTCTAATTGTTCTTGCACCTGATGCTCCTGCATTCCAAGTAAAAGTTTCTCCATCTCTAATTGTTGCAACAAGAACTTGTCCATAGTTATCAAGACTCCAGTTTCCTGGATCCAGGACTACAGAACTTGTAGCTCTTTCTGTACCCCAAGTTTCATTTCCCCAAGAAGATGTGCCCCAACCATAACCTACGGTTTGAAAAATAGGACCTACTTGAACATAAGGATTAACAGTTGCAGCACCTGCTGCAGTCATACCTGTTCCTCCTTCAGCTCTTACAGCTTGCACAGTAAATTTATCTACTGTTGCAACTGTTAAAATTTCATAAGCTTTTTCTAATTCTGCTGTTGTAAAATCTGATGCACCTGTAACAGTTACGCCAGATAAAGTTACATATCTTCCAACTTCTAGACCATGAGAGCCTTTATTAACTTGTAAAACATTTGAGCCATTAACAGTTGTTAATGTGCATCCTGTAATAGCTGTATCCAATGGTGAAATATCAAAAAACTGTTCTCCATAATATAAAAACAAACCTTGTGAAGTTCCAATAGCTGAATATCTTTCACCAGCTAAAGATGTCCATGCATGCTGTGCACGTGCTGCTCCAGGTAGTGTTTCACCTGCAATAGATAATTGATTCCAACCACCTATTTTTTCAGGTAATCCATATCTAAATCTAACAAAATCACCATCTACCCATTGAGATTCGGCTCCTGAATCCGTGACCATTTTGTTAAAACCAGGCTTGAAATTTAATTTTTGTAGCATATAGTGCTTTATATATTAGTTTTACAGAGAATGAAAGTAACATAATTATGGACCATTTAGAAGCAATTGTTGAAATAAAAAATATAATAAGTCCTTATTTCTGTCAAAAAATAATTTCTCTTGCTGATAAAAAAGCAAATAAACATCTTAAAATTGGTGCAGGGGATATAGATACAAAATTAAGAAATGTACAAGGTTATGCTTTAAATTTTGAAACACCTACTAATTTATTTTATTTTAATTTTATAAAAACAGAAATAGAAAAATTTTTTATTAATTATAAAATTAAGTTTCCTAGAATGGAAAGTAATACAATAAATCAAATAGATTTATTAAAATACACACCTGGAGGTCAATACAAAATACACACTGATCATTTTAGTGATACACCTAGACACCTTAGTATTATTATAAATTTAAATAATAATTATAAAGGAGGAGATTTAATTTTTTTAAATCAAAAAGAAAAAGAAATTAAAAGATTAAAACTAGGAAAAGGATCTATGGTTTTTTTCCCAAGTAACTTTTTATATCCTCATAGCATAGAACCAATTACAAAAGGAACAAGGTACAGTATAATTGCATGGCTGCAGTAAATTATAAATTAATTAAAAATTTTTTTAATGTAGATGAGCTAAAAGTTTATCAAAAATATTGTTATAATAAATTAGATCAAAATAAAGATTACACATGTGATGAACAATGTTTTTCTCCCGCTTGGTATCATGATCCCTTAATGACTTCTTTATTAGATATAAAACTTCCTATTGTAGAAAAAGAATCTAAATTAAAATTGTTTCCTACTTATGCGTATTGGAGATATTATATTTTTGGTGGAATATTAAAAAAGCATAAAGATAGACCAGCATGTGAGGTATCTGTCACTGCCTGTATAAAAAAATATGATAACTGGCCAATTATTGTTGAAGGAACATCTTTTGAATTAGACGAAGGAGATGCTGTATTATATGCTGGTTGTGATCAAGAACATTGGCGTCCAGGTATTTATGAAGGTGAAGGGATGGCTCAAGTGTTTTTACATTACGTAAATAAAAATGGACTATATAAAAACCACGCTTATGATAAAGGTAGATAAAATGGAAAAAAAAGTTAACATAAACAATTTTATAGGTATCTATGATAATTATATTACAAAAGAAGAATGTAATAAAGCAATTAAATTATATGAGGATCAAGATAAATTTAATAATACAATAAATCGAATTGGTTTTGAACAATCATCCGTCTTACAAAAGCAAGATCAACAGTTTTTTGCAAACTCTGGTAATATTAATGTGTGGTGGGAAGAATTAAAACCGATGATGGTTAATTTTGATTTAGCATGGAATCACTATGTTAAAAATGTAGGAGCTAGTGATGCTTACGGAGTTCCTTTTCATTTTACATCATTAAAAATTCAAAAAACATTACCTACTGAAGGATACCATGTTTGGCATATAGAACATGGCAAAGGTTATGATAATGAAGGTAGAGCTTTTGTTTTTTCAATATATTTGAATGACGTAGAAGAAGGTGGAGAAACAGAATTTTTACATTTTTCAAAAAGAACAAAACCTAAAACAGGTAGAATAGTTATTTGGCCTGCAGCATTTCCTTATTTACATAGAGGTAATCCCCCATTGTCTGGAGAAAAATATATTTTAACTTCTTGGATGATGCTTAGATAATGATTAAAGTTATAGATAATTTTTTTAGCAAAAAACTTTTAAAAAAAATTCAAAGTCATATAATTACTAATATATACTACACTCCTAGATGGTTGGATGGATGGGGAGAAAGAACAAAAGAAAATTACTATGGTGATAGATTTGTATTAAACAATGATCTTAAATTAAAAGAAACTTTTGTTAAACAAGCAGAAAATAAATTTAAAATAAAGATAAAAAAATTAAATAATGATAGTGGAATTGATTTAAGAAATTTAGACCATTTTCAACCACATACGGATCCTTTTAAAATTAATATTTTAATAATGTTATATGGGCCTATAGCAGTTACTAATGGAACGGTATTTTTTGATGGATCTTTAGAAAACAATCCACAGTTAGATATGCATATAGGTTTTAAACCAAATAGAGCAATTTTATTTCCTTCAAATAAAGTACATTCTCCTCACAAAAGTAATATTCCTAATCTAAGAAGATATACTGCTAGTTTATTTATAGAAGATTACGAAGAATAAGACGTAGGTCTAGCACCTAATCTAGTAATTTTTTCAGCATCAGTTTCACCATCAACAGTATCTGCATCCCAATCAGACTGTAATTTAGCTAAGTGAGCTGAATCCCATTTATTAATAAATTGACTAATGTCTCCTAAATTTGCATCTGCATAAGATGAATGTGGAGTTTCGTCTCTATATTCTACTTCGTCTGTTGAAACTGAAGTTCCTGAATGAATAGCCCAAATATTTGAAAATTTAGATTGATTCCAAAAAGCATCATCATCAATAATGTAGGGTTGTGCACCTATAACAGGATCACTATTTTGTTTAATAATTATTTTGTCGTCAAATACTACTGTCCAATTTCCTATACTTGCCATTTTTTCTCCTAAGTTTTTATAATATAAATAATTGTTAAATAAGGTTGTAAAACTGATGTTGCATCTCCTGAAAAGTTTGCACTCATGTTATGAGAGTGACCAGAACCAGAACCTGAGGCGTTTGCTGTTCCATTTAAAGCGAAAGGATTAGAACCTTGTGGTGAAGTATTTGGAGAAAAATTTTGGTTACCTGCACCTCTAAGATTGTTTATAGTTACAGGGTGAGTGTGAGAAGCAAGTTGAGCAGTTGATAAAGTAGCATTGGCTGTAGAACCACCAACGTTTCCAGTTGAAGTAACTGTGTTTGCTCCACCAGTCGATGCTAAAGCTTTGTTATTAGATTTTCCAACCGGTACATTGTCTTGTAAATCAGGAACGTTAAAATTACCGCCTCCTGGATCACCATAAGTTGTACCAATAATTGCATATAAAGCTGCATAAGTAGATTGACTTACTGCTTGACCATTACACTCTAAAAAACCTGATGGAACAGATGAATCTGACCACGGCACAATAGTTGCTGTAGGAATTCCTTCAATACCTGTTAGGTTTGCTCCATCAAAATCATATTTAGTTGCTTCGTAATTTGACATATTCTATTTCTCCCTATAAGTCCAACCTGTTGTAGCATCTCCAGAATAGACTAAACTGAAACCAGCACCTTGTGTATTAACAACAAGATCGGATGCTGCATTAGCTATATTAGAAGAATTTCTACCAACAGTCAATGCGTTAGTATTAAAATCATAACCTTGATCTATAAATGAAACTTCATCACCTGCACTTGGTGACGCTGGTAGCGTTACTGTAACTGCTCCACCATTTGTATTTACTAAAAGTTGAGCTCCAGCTTGAACTGTTTCTGCCGCTGATACTGCTCTCCATGTTTTAAGTTCACCTGCTTTTACAACATTAGTTCCATCAGAATATAATGTGTAAGTGTGACCTTCACATAAAAGTACACCTGTTCCAGATGTAGTTTTAAAAGTTAGAGTAAAACCTGCATGATTACATGCATCTTCAACAAGATAAGTTTTTTCAACTGAATCAGGAATAGTAACATTCAAATTACCTTCAAGAGTTCCTGTTAATTTAATAACTTCATTTTTACCATTTGATAAAGCACCATTTGTAAAAGTTAAAGCTCTAGATGCGTTAGTTACGTTAAATGCGTCGTAACCACCAATTGCTTGTTCAAGAATTAGTAAGTTAGTATTTGTAATTTGTCCCCAAGTTCCTGAGTTTTCCCCAGTTGCTTGAACTGTTAATTTTAAACTAGCTGATGTTGAATTTGCCATAATTT